AAACCTCCTAGTTAATGTTTGTCCAAACTAAAACGGCAATATCCAGTAAATACTGAACATTGCCGCTTGTATCTTTGAGTGTCATTGCTGGCGCGCTAGATACGTTTATTTCTTCAAATTCAAATGTTCCATTAGCACTTTGCAAGTCAGTTAGGCTTTGCAAGTATTGACTAATCGTAAATAGTTGTTGCTTAACAACTTGTTGGCTGGTATTTTCAACCGTGATCGCATAATTATATTGCCACTCCTCGGCACCAGCATAATCTTCGTCAACCTTGACACTTCCCGGTTCAGGAACTAACCCAACCGCGTTATCAGGTGCCATGTAGTCGACTTTAATCTGTATGCCGGTTCCAGCCCTAATAGATTTAACAAGCTGCTCTTGCAAATCGAGCGTATTATCAGCCATTAAAACCAGCTCCGTTCACAAATGCTTCTGATACTTTTTTCATCAAGTTTGCATTGCCCTTTAGCCGCAAATCCCAATGCTTTGATGTTCCGGGTGTCGTGTAGTTCTTAACTGGACTCCCAGGCAATTTGCCAACCATTCCATAGAACTGAGCACGAGCGTAAGTGGCGTTCCAAATAATGCTGCTGCCATCAGTGCTTATTTTTGATTCAGAACGCAGATTAGTATTGCTATCTTTGTGCAGTAGCGGTACGTAATTGGTGTTCATTGCTTGCATCGCATCATTAGCAGCAGCAATTCGCCCACGTTTCAGGCTTGCTTCACTAAATTTACGATTTAAGCCAGTAAAATCAGTTGAAACACTGATACTCATCACAACACCTCCAATTCGTATGACAGAACCTCATTGCTAAATGGATCACGATTGTCGACAATAGTCTGCAAGCTGTACACATTCCCCTCAAACTCAATCTTCGAGCTATAATTAGCCTTTGTGAGGATTGGAAAAGGGGTTGAAACACCTGCATACAGATAGACAATCGCATTGGCAACCACTTCACGGTTATTATTTGTGCCGGTGTAAATTGTTTGCGGTTGAAATACGCAATTTTCAATAGTAGATGTTTCATAAAGCGGACTATCGTTGTAAATATCGTTTGGATCAGTTCCAAGATATTTTTTAAGTGTGATCGTTTGATTTGCCATTGATTTAGGAATTAAGGGTGCCATATAGCACCAACTCCCCGAAACAATAAACCTGTTTGACCGAGCAAATTCAAAGCTGAGTAGCAAATCCCACTGCTTGAATCAACCACCGCTGTATAATCTTGGTTACGAGTAATTGACGTACGCCCAATACTGATTGACTTAACAGCCTTGTCAACTAAATCAGTTGGCGAAGCAATACCTGTTTTTGCTACAAAATCGCATTGCAAAGCCAAGGATTTCTTAAAAATAGCAACTCGACCTGTATCGACATCATCAGCAATCGAATTTTTAACATAGTAGCTTTGAGTGACTGCATCAAATTGCGATTCTGCATTGGCTTCAATCGGGTCAAAAGCAGATTCGTTTGCAATTGTGCTGAAACCATAGCTTGCATACTCAGCGAAAGTTAAATAAGCCATGTTAGACCTCCTTTAAGCCGCCCTTACGTATTGTTTATTTCTGTAGGCGACTAATTGGTTGCTTAGCCAGCAGATACTGCTGAAACGTTGGCATAGATCCCAGGCTTAGCGTTATCAAACACAATAGCGTCATAATATGACAAGCCTTTGATTGTGTAGCGGTTGCCTGAACGGTCAGTTGAAGGATCAACGACTGATACATTGTCGTACTTGACAATTGGTGCAACAGCATTAAGGGGTGCCAAAATGAAATCAACTTGCTTAGTTGTAGGGATTGACAAGCCTGTTAGACGGTCTTTTGACACTCTCAAAATTGGAACTCCTCCGTCAAGCTGTGCTACTGTCCGATCAATGCCTTGAATCATCTGCATATTTGTGCAGAAATAGCGGTTAACGCCAGAAGCATTTTTAAGTGCGGTGTAGAAGTTTGACGATGCAAACAAGGCAAAACCACCAGGAACTTCATTGTCGAGCATATAAGCTTCTGCGGCATCATATGCTTCTAACACGTTGTCTTTAGTGATTGTGTCTGATGTAACTTCACCTGCATTGTCATACAAAGCCTGAATAGCTACTTTGTCTCGGCGTGGAATTGTGATTAAGCGGTTATGTTCCTCAACCACATTGGCAACCTGTAAAGCGCCACTTTCAGACATGTCCAATTGGTCTAAGTCATACCCAATCCAATCCTCATATCTCAACTTGAGGGTTTCTTTCTCAATTGAAACTTGTGCACGTGCATTGTCACCGTTACGAACGTAAGCCGTTGGTGCTGTTAATCCACCAATTTTGTTTACTCGAACTTCGTTGAAGCCAACAAAGTCTGCTTCTGTGATGCTTTTAGCACCACCTAATAAAGGCTGCCAAACCTGAGATTCTGCTTGATATACTTTATCAAGGTCGGCCATATCTTTGGAATCTAAAACTACTCCCATTACTTTGTCCCTCTTTCTTTAAATTATTTTCCTAAACGTGAAGCTATTTTCGAAATAATAGCTTGTTCAGGGTTCTGATTACCGCCGTTTTCGCCGCTTGCCGGATTGCCAGTGACGATAGCTTTAACTTGAGTTTTCTTGCCTTGGCTATCATCAGATTTAAACAAGTAATCATGTGATTCTTGAATTTTCTCCAGCTGTTCCTTTAAGCCTGTTACCTCGCCCTTTTCATCAAGCTTGATAACGTCCTGATCCAACAACGGCGATAAAATTTTTGTATCTTTAGCACCTGCATCACGCAAGGCAAGCTCAATAGCATTTGACTTCTTGACGCTTGCCAGTTTGCCTGCAAATTCTTCATCTTTCGACTTAATTTGCGATTGCAAATCAGACAATTGGTCTTTGTACTTTTGGCTAAGGCCTTCTGCTTTCCCAAGCTCGTCAATCTTGCTATCACGCTCTTTAACTTGTGCTGTAAGTGTTTCGTTCTGGCTTGACAAATCATCAACTTTCTTCTGCAATTCAGTAGATTCAGTATGTGACTTGCCATATTCCGCCATAATTTTTTCTAAGTTATCACCTTCAATGCCTAAGCCTTTTAAAAATTCACGTGTAAATGCCATAACGCAATTCCCCTTTCGTTTTTTACGTGCAACGACACGAATTTTGAGCATAAAAAATAAGCAGTTTATTTACGGCTCATACTCAGGAGCCGGATGCATTCAGTTAAAATGCACTTCTAGGAATACAATTGAAATTTAGCATTCCATTTTTATCTTTTATGAATTTGTCATAGCAATCTTTAAAAACAATTTTCTTGTCAGAAAAGGTAAAACGCCACTTTAAAAAATTAAATTGTAGCCATGATTCAACAACCAAATTATTGTTACCATCGCCATATTTTGTCGTGTAATGATGAAACATAGTAGTTTCTCCCTTTTATTTATATATTTGCTCTCTATCATATTGACGAGTTAAGAAATAATTATCCTTGACAATGTCTCTCAGCTTGCTTTGATATGAGCTTATCCTTGACTTTAAGTTTGCCTGAGCTTGCTTATCATCTAATCGATTAGCCAAGTCTAAATCGGCTTTCAGGCTGCGAATTGGCCGCTCATAATACCGTTGTTTTTGCTGAACCTGCATATTTGCAATAGCTTCATCAGGATCATATTGTTTCTGAAAGTTATGTGATACTCCCTCAACATACGGATATAGCTGATGACCGCAATTGATTCCCTGCGTACCAGCGGCAGTTCCATAGCCGTAATTGTAGATTGTCGGGTATTTATCGTTGTATATCTCACTCGACTCGGGCACAACGTTAACCACATGCCCTTGGATTGGAGCACATGCAGGCCTAGCAGCAGGGTGGCTTGTCATTGTGGCAAGTGGACTCTTGAAATCTTTCATCGTCTGGATTCGGACGTCATTATATGTCCTGCCAACTTGTGTGTTGACAACCATACGTGTATATCCTTCAAGCGACCAATTATGACCGGCTGAATCAGTTAGCTTAGTTTTGATGCCATTATCACGCCATTTATAGATATTATCTTTAAAAGCCCTGTCTGGCGTTTTAAGGCCAGTTGCAACTTCCAAAGCTGTTTGATTGATTATTTCCTCAAAAGCTTTAGAAGCGTTGTTATTCTGATAATTTCGTTGCAATAGTGTGCTGCCAACATTTTGGCTAAGACTGCCAACCGTCTGCCTTGCATATCCAGCAATCAATGCGGTGATTTCAGCACTGATTGGAACGTGTTTGTTTAACAAATCAGTCATTTGTTGGTTAATATCAGTTGCAACCGTCAAACCGTCTTGCTTAATCAGCTTTAGAATATCTGATTGGCTCTTTTTTGACGTTTTAGCGACTAACTTAACAGTTTCAGTAGTCAATGCACCAAGCTTAGCTAACATTCTCAGCTTCCAGTCAAGAATATTTTTGCTATCTTGCAATAAAAAGTTTTCACTTTTTGAAGCGTCAATCAGCAGATAAAAGATTCTCTGTTGCAAATCAGTATAATAATCAGCTATTTGGCTTGCCTTTGCCTGCATCTGATTGATCGTTAACATTATCATCACCGCCATATAGTCCAAGCTCGGCGTTAGTAGCCGGTTCAGGAGTTTCAGACTTGATTAAGCTCAATTCTTGCTGTGCTTGTTCTTCACTCATGCCTAAGTTACGAACCAAGAATGTCTGCTTAGACAATGTATTAGCTGTAACCATAGACAGATCGTTTTTAAGTTGAGCATCTTTATCAACAAACACTCCATCAGCAAAATCAATGTTAATCTGTAAATCATCAACATCGCCATTCCAGCGCGGTTGGCCATCAGAAAATAGATTCCCGCATTTTGCCAGCTCAAAGACTGCCCTAATCATTGCGGTTATTTGCTTTTGCACTTGTGTCAGATAACTAGAACGTGTCTGATAGGTCATTGAGTTGTTGCTTACGACTTCAGTAGCTGTCTGGACTCCGTCAGGTGTTGTTGTAAACGTTCCTTGTGACAGCCCTATTTGGTTTTCAAACTCGTGCAAGTAAATATCAATGGCCGCCTGATACTGTACAGTCCGGATTGGTGAAGTCAGATCAGTTATTTTCATATCGTCATCGCTATACATTGCTTGATAGACAGTTTCTTCTGGGTCAAACATAGCTGGGTGTGATTGTTCAGCTTTCTGACTGCCAAATCCGCTAGGAAACTTGCGCAGCATTTCGGCAGGCACCGCCACTCGCCTTTTACCCATCTTGACTTCCCAGTAGAATTGATCGTTGACTGTGTTAATCGCATCAACTGTTCTAATTGAATTATCAACCAGTCCAAGACCAAGTGGGCTTTCGAGATTGCGGTTATTTGCTCCGGGATTCTTGTAATATGCAAACAGTGGATATTTCAAGCCCTGAAATGTAATCTGCGGTTGTAAATCAGCATATTCATCAAGCGTATCCAGTGGTACCTGATTGCCAACCTCACTTTTATTAGTTGAGCGATACAGTTCATAACTAATCTGGTAGTCGCTATTATCAAGCCACTGATGAAACTCTAACAATGTGTAATAAGCAACTGTGTTATTGCCCTCTGAACGTTGCGTAACACTTGCAATAGCAGCTTCATCTACTTTGCTTGTATTTGAGTTAAGCGGATAAAACAGATCTGCTGGAACCCAAGCAAACTTGATTTGATCATCAGCAATATAAGGCCGAATAGCTCCACCACCCAAGGCAATTGACAGTTCAAGTTTTTCCTCGTAGGTCAAATAAAAATCTTCGGCTGCTGTGACTGACTCCCATAAAGCTTCTGCATCATCATCGCTATCAATTGTGATTTTGCATTGCTCATTAAAGATAATTGACGCTAATCTTCTAGCAGCCATCTTCGTAACATTGATACCCATAAGTGGTCGATGCTGACGATCACCGTATGAGTTTTTAAAAATAACATCGCCGAATCCGCCACGATAATACTCTTTAGCCAGCCGGATACGTTCGTACTCGTTAGCTGGGATAGCAATACGTGGATCATCAGTGATATTGCCAAGTGACTTTGTAGCTCCCACAGCAGCACTTCCTTTCCAAAATAGATTTTTGATGTTTTGAATTAAGCCCACAAACTCACCTCCTACCACTTCAATCCAAGATCACGCTCGTTATCAACACATAAATACATAAACGCATCACACGAATGATCATGCTCTTTAATTACCTTTGGATCGTCACTTTGCATCGTGTCAGCGTCCCACTGGTATCTTTTATGTTCATCAATAAAGATTGCGTTATCTTCTGTGTTCAGGTAATAAAAACGGCCTTGTGCTAATAAATCTTGCACACGGTCGATCATGTCTACTTTTTTTAATTTGTGTACTTTATGAAAATGCACGCCATGGTCATTGTAAAACTGGTTGTCTAAAGCACCTTCGGCAGAATCAATTGTTAGCCTTGTAGGCTGTAATTGGAATCTGTCTGAACATTTATCAATGAAATGTTTTAAATCGCTTGAAAGTTCACTAGGTGGCTTCTTATGTGACTTATTAGCTGGGCTGTAGTAATAGGTATCAAGCAATATCAATCTGCCCTTAGCAGTCAGTCCTACACACAGACAAGTTGTTGCTGAAATCTCATGGCCAGTATCAGCTGAGTAATAAAGATCACGGATATAATCATCGCTTGGCAGCTCGTTAAGTGGCTGAAACAATTTTGCGTTGTAGATATTAGTTCCAAGACCAACTACTTCACCAAGATACAACCAGCGATAATACTCTGGATCGTTTTGCTTGTACTGATTAATCAGTTTTAATTGCTGATCAGTTGTAAAGCCTAGATCATCATCAAGATAAGTTGATGTGTCTATCAGATAGTCAGGATCGTTTTGCTTGTTTTCGATCCACTCGTTGATCCAATCATACGGATTTCTAGGCGGGTTATACGTCCAAAACACCTTGGTTTGGTCAATAAAGCTCGGTTTTTGCCGAATGAATGACGGAATCGACTGATCGAACACGTTAAAGCCTTTCATGTTGGCAGCTTCTTCGAACCAAACACCGATAATGTTTCCCACCACGTTTGATTTCAGTTTTTCAGGGCTATCTGCCCCATAAAAATAGAAAGTGCTGTTGGTACGCTTATGGACGATTCTAAGCGGTGACTTTTTAGGCTCATACTCATCTGACATGTTCAACATATCGAGCGCCCAAAGAATCTGATTATAGACAGAATCACGCAAGTTCACTGAGTTCTCACGAACACAGATAAAGTTGACTTTTTTGTTGAGTTGAGTCCACTTTTTCATCATCGTGACAGCTTTTAAGCCAACGACTGACGATTTAAACGATCCACGGCCACCTTTTAAGATAATGTAAGGACATTTTGTATTCCAGACTCGGTAAAAGTGTGGATTAATCATTGACGACATTTTAATAATCTTTGGTTTATGCCGTGTATCATCAATTACCATTGTTGCCATTATCGTTGCCTCCTATATCATCAACCAGCACTGTTTTATCATTGACCTTATTAGTTCCAGCAAGCTCGCCAGCTTTCCATTCAGCAATGTCTGCATCAGCTTTAAGCTTACGAATTTGCGCTGCAATCTCTTCATCATTTTTATCTGGATAGCGTTTAAGGATCTCTTTAATTGCTGAAATACGAGTTTTCAAATCGGCTTCTTTTTGTTCACGCCAAACAGCATCTTTAGTTGAAACAATTACTGTTTCTTTTACCTCTCCGCGTGCTATCGAAGTTAACAATTGCATTGCTTCTTTGGCGTCCATGATCTTATGAGATTCGATTTCTTTTCGGCGCTCTGCAATGTAATTTTTGATTGCAGTATTTTGTAGTAATTTAGATGCGTTAGTATGTGCATATTTCTTGCTATATCCCGCTTTAATAGCAGCATCAGTGGCGTTTCCTGATATGAGATACTCGTCTGCAAATTTCTTTTGTTTTAAAGTTAATTTCATGTCATTTAAGCACCACCTCCTAAAAATGTGTATAAAAATAGCCCAGTTTCCCGAGCTTATATGTATACCGGATTTCTCCGGCCGCAATTCAAGCACTAACATCTAATTTTTGTGTAGAATCAAATGCTATATGCTATTAGTTGACTATCCAACAGAAAGAATTGAATTATAGTATTTATGGATAGTCGGTTAGCTGTGTTTTCCGCCACAGCTATGTATTAGCATGACTTTTTATTAGTCATGCAGAAGTTAGAGTGTTTACCAGTCTTTCCCGGTTGTCAGAACGCAGCTTGACATTTCTGCCAATCCTGTTATATTTTTTGCCGTCTTTCCGGCTGCCAGTTAGTATCTAACAGATAGCAAGTATCCGTTAAATGATTGTTAGCAGCTTGCAAGAGAGTCCCCTTGATTACTGCATAACGGCAGCCCGATCAACTGCCAAGCTGATAACGGAGCAACCCGTATATTTGCGTACATTTTAGCCATGCGTAAACACGATTATGTGCGATAATATAATTAATCAAGCGTCAGGGATCGAACCTGATAAGCTCCCAACTTAGCTGCCACAGCCACTTGAACGTGCAGATCATGCTGCACACACCGTTAAAATAAATTATGAAAGGAGGAAAAATCCATGCCGGTATTCATCCAGTAATTGTCTAACCATCACTTAGCTAATTATCGGACAATACCATTATTTCACATTAGGCTTTACATGCACTCCACGAATACTCTACGAAAACTGTATTTTAAAAAAAGCAATTAATCGTCCACCCTCGTAAGCTTCTGCAAACTTCAAAAGTGCTATGTTGAGTCTTTTGTAAAATCCGCTCTCTGATTCAGAATAATTCATGATAAGCACTTTATCTGAAATCTCGTTTCGACTAATATATTTATCAAATATCCTCTGGCGGTCATAGGCGTTTAGCTTATTGATTGCCTTATTTATTTTGATGAGTTCCTGTTCAGCTGTAACTTTTAAAACAACCGCATCTTCAACTGGCTTACTGACTTGATTAGTAATTGATCGTGGCGATAAGCTGTAAGTCGTTGTTACTTTTGGTTCAAATTCCTCATCTGCTAGTCTGACAAAAGTTCTATACTGCGATAAAAGATTAACAACACGTTCTTTGGTCTTTTCCTTGTCAATTGTTGGTAATATTGTCACACTCCGCCACCCCTTTATGCTAAAATGATTTTGTGGGTCATCTGCCGAGAGTGGTGGATGTTTTTTTATTGCTGTTTTTGCCATTTCAACAACTCCCGTTCATCAGAGCGTAGCCAGTATTTTGTATGAAAATCCAGCCATTTGCTTAGGATCTTGTTATCAGTGGTTCGAACCCCTTCGTTATACCAACGTGCAATTGTTTCAGGTGAAACGTGATATGTCTTAGCAGCACCACGTGCTCCGCCCTCAATCATTTTGCGATTGCCTGCTATTTCTACAAAATAGGCTCTTTTACGTGTCTGTACTGTCTTGTAAATATGATTTAACTCTTTATCCTTATTGACGAATAATTCCATTCTTCCTTTTCCAACTTGGCATATTCTAGCAGTCTCCGGGCGTGAGCAGCCTTCTTTTAACAGCTTTCTGACATTGTCCTCTGTGAATTTCAAATGCCGTTGTTCTTTTGGCGGACGCTTAACAAGTTCAAACAGAAAATTCAGATTTTTAATTTTAGGATTGCTATTTGGCAGCTTAGCCCATGACCGTTGTGGGTAATCGTGATCAAGTTCATTCAAATATTTCATTGCTTTTTGTCGTTCAATTGTCTGCTCCATATTCTTTAACCTCCAATCAGCTCCCAAGTATCATAATCGATGCTTGTATAAGTTTGCTCCTCGAATTTCTTTGTAAAATTCAATACAATCATTCTAAAATCGTGTGTGCGCAATCTTACGACCTCCACTGGTAAATTATACTTAAGCTGGAATAAACTCGCTCTAAGGATAAAAATAGGCGATATAGATGATTTCTTGCTAAATGATGCTTTGACATCATAAATATGCTTAATTTTGCCTCGCTTGTCATATATCACGAAATCTGGCGCATATGTTTTGCCACGCTGATTCATTCCGCCTAAAACAAATTTATCGATTAATTTAAATCGCTTATGCACTTCAAACCGGTAACCAGATGTTTTGACATACCGCAGATAAAAGTTCATCTCGGTTTCACTATCAAACTTGTAGCCGTCAGCTATCCATTTCTTGTTGGATCTAATGCCGTTATATTGTCCTTTTTTCTTTTTAATCATGTTTCAATATTAGTTATTCATCTCCTAACTTGTTAAGCTTTCAATCATGTACCATGCTGGTGCAAATGTAGGGCCAATTTTACAAATAACTATAAGAATACCAGCCAAAACTAAGGCTCCACTTATGGTGACTAAAGTTATAAACATAGATGTCACTGAGTAAGATTCATACGCCCACTCTTTTTTGTCTGCAAATCCTTTCAACATAAAAATAAGCCCAATAGTTGCGATTGCCGATAATAAAACTCCAAAAACTAAATAACTAATAGACGCCATTTGATACTCTCGAACTAGCTCTTTAATCACACTTGGAGTAGCAGATACTCCATCATTTGCTTTTTTAGTAGTTCAATTAATTGGTGTTTCATCTAATCACTCCTCTAGCTTTCTGCCACACATCGGACAATATTTAATCTTTGTATAATCTTCTCCAGTTGTTACTGAGCCGTCGTTTCCAAAGGCAACTATTCCACTTTTGTCAAACGCCAAGAATTCTGATTTGGTTTCGACAATTGGCTTAGCTTTTCTTCCTCCATGACAATACGGGCAATCAAGCTGTTCCTGTGTTGGTGCTGATAAAATGCGCTCTACCGCTTCCACACTATAAGTTAAGTTATTAAATTTATGAAACATTTTTGGTGTATCCATGTGTTCCAAAGATTGACCTAATTTCCCTAGTAGTTCTTCCCTAGTTTTCATTTAATTATCTCCCTCAAATTCGTGAATTAATTCCATAACATCTTTAACAAGTAGTGGGTATTCATTATCCTGCAATTTGCCTTTTAAATTGTACTCAGCAAAAATGTCAACTAACATTTTTTCCACTTGTTCGTAATCCATATTCGCTTCTTCATATAAATTCAGCATAAGTTTTTTATTTTTATTCATCTTCAACTTCCTCCAATGCTTTATTGGTAAACTTAAAGTTGTCAAAGTGCATTTTTGCTATTTCAGGCTTAGCAAACTTTGTTTTATAATTGTCAGATTCTCCTTTGCTGCCAATAAAATATTCTTTGGCTGATACATCATAATTAAGATATCCGCATGGATCATTTTCCAGCAGATGCACATAATATTTCTTCTCTTTTTCAACTTCAATCAATTCAGGATGTTCAAAAGCCTTAAAAAATTTAAACTGATTCTGTGCTCTTTTTTCATCGCTTTCATGTGTATTAACTTTTTTAAATAAGTGAGGTTCACTACATGCATGCATATTAGCCATAGCGGCATAGGGTGTTATATATTGTTCCCTCAATAAATCAAATTCGTTCTTCTCCTCCACCGTCATCTTGATTTTCTTCTCGGCTGGTTGAAAATCTTCTAACTTACCTAAAAGTTGGTCACTACCAAAAGTCACAAATTTTACGTCGTTTAAGTCAGATGCATCTATTTCATCAATTTTAAAAACTACCCTGTCGCCTTTTTTATATTTCATCTTATTTCCTCCAAATCTGATTCATTCCACCAAAATCTGCATTTTAGTCCTGACTCAATCGGCTTAACTCTCGCAGTATTTTCACCGTCATGCTCGT